CATAACGCACCGCGCCGTTGCCTGATGCGTCATTGTTGCGCCCGCGAACTGCCAGCGCGGCCATTACTTTGTCAATGAGGCGCTTATTTCGGGCATCGATGTCGTCGGGGTCGAGAAAAATGCCGACTTGGAATTTTCCTGGGGAAGTCTGAAGCGAGTACGAAAACCCGGCCACATCACCCGGCTGCACATCATCGACCACCAGCACCGCCAGACGGTCGAATGCCTCCTTGCGTCTGACGATCTCGTTGTCTGGAGTCGCACGCAGGATCGCGGTGCAGAAGTAGGTGTTGTCATCCGTGGCTCGATCAATCAGCGCAGCCTGCGCGGGCAGACCCTTGTACAGACGACCAGACCAGACAGCAGGCGGTGCATTTGATGGATCAGCGCGGAATGAACAAACCCAACCATGCCTCCCGGCCTCAAAAGGCCCGTAGACCTCGGCCAAAAAATCTGAGTTCGTCATCATCGCGGTCACGCCCGCGTTCACAACCGGATTCCAGACAAGTCACTCAGCGTAACGTCCACCCCCGCCTCGCGGCCAATGGCGATGATGGACTTCCAATAACGGGTTGGGATCTGCCCATCAGTGCCGCCAGGGTGAGGCTGGCACCACCGCGAGATGGTCGATCTGTCGATCCCCAACTGCTCCGCGACATAGGTTCTGCCGCCCAGGGCCTCGATGATCGTGTGGGCTGGGTCGAGGGTGTGAATGGTGGTGGCTGCCATAAGTATCATCCATGTTGAGAATCGCGCAACCATACACCAGCGCAGCCGCTGCCGCAAATGATGAGATCGTTTCAACATCGTGAATTGTGGAATGTTGCACGGTTCTCACGTTGCGTTAATCTCAACGCTGTGATCGAATCACCTCTCGCAGCACTGAACCCAAACCCAAACCGAGAACCCAAACCATGACACAACTCATCAAAGAGGCGACGCTCCTGCTGTGTTTCAGCATCTTCTGCGTCATTGCCTTGTGCAGCATGCTGGAGGCGCTCCTGTGACGCTCGACGGCGTCCCTGTCACCATCCTGCGCCGCGAAGGCGACCGGGTGCTGGTGGCGATGGAGACCTACCCTTTCCCCCGTTGGATTGATGCCGCCAAACTGGTGAAGCGTCAGCCTGCGCCATTCATCCCAGCACCATTCTGAAACAACATGCAACCACGACACCCGCAGTCAATCCTCGACCCGCGATTCAAGTACACCCCTTCGCACAAGACAGACATCCGGCGCACGTTCCGCAAGGCACGCCTGCTGGCCCGTATCCAGGCTCGCCTCAATGCGATTTCCACACCACGACAGGACAACAACAATGCCTAAGAAGCGCAAATCAGACGAAATGTCTGACGATGAACTGATAAGCGGGCTGTTGCAATCAAACTTAAAACTGATGCAAGCACTGCATGGAGTCATAAAAACACTCACACAAAAAACCGAAACTGAGCGCCTGCTAGATGAACAGTTGAAAGGCGTTGATATTGAAGCGTTGACAAAAAAAATGATTGCAGAACACAAGAAGGACAAAAGCAATGTTTGATCTCTCATCCATCCGACGCACGAAGCGACTGCGTGCGCCGAAAATTGTGATTGCTGGCCCAGGCAAGATCGGCAAAACGACATTCGCCAGCATGGCCCCCAACTCCATCGGCATCTTGACCGAGGACGGCGCGGATGCAGTCGATGCATCAGCGTTCCCGCTGGCGACATCGCTTGATGATGTGTACTCGGCCATCGGCACCCTGCTCAACGAAGAGCACGACTACCAGTCGGTGTTTCTCGACTCGCTTGACTGGCTTGAGCCTCTGGTGCATCAGCATGTCTGCGCCGCCAACAAGTGGGCCAGCATCGAGGCCGCGGGCTACGGCAAGGGCTACATCGCCGCCGCGGAAGAGTGGCGCAACTTGCTGAACGGCCTGGAGGCTCTGCGTGCCAAGCGAAACATGGCCGTTATCCTCATCGCGCACGACAAGATCAAGCGTTTTGAGTCACCACTGCATGATGGGTATGACCAGTACGTCCTGAAACTGCACGACCGGGCTGCTGCGTTGGTCATGGAGTGGGCCGACATCATCGGTTGGGCCAACTATCAGATCGTCACGACTGAATCAGACGCCGGGTACGGCAACAAAGAAACCAAGGCCCGCACAACGGGCAAACGAATCCTTTATGTCGAACCGCACCCCGCTCACATGGGCGGGAACCGATTCGGCCTGAAGAACATGCCTCTCGACTGGGAGTCATTCTCCGCGGCGCTGACCGCATCTCAATCCTGAACCTCTGGAACACATCATGGCTCAACTGAACTTTAAAGCATCGTCAATCGAGATCACCGAGCGCCCCAGCGCCGCATTCGGCCCCCTGCCTGCGGGTGAGTACGAAATGATCATCGTCCGGTCGGAGACGCGCCCGACCAGGGCAGGCACCGGCCACTTCTTGGAACTGGAGATGCAGGTTGTCTCTGGCCCCGCGTCTGGCCGCCGCCACTGGGAGCGCCTGAACCTCGACAACGTCAACGCTCAGGCCGTCAAGATTGCTCAGGAGACTCTGGCAAAAATCTGCGTCGCGCTGGGGTTGGATGAAGTCAACGACAGCGAAGAGTTGCACGACATCCCGTTCATCGCTGAGATCGGCATCGACAAAAAGGACGAAACGCGCAACGTCATCTATCGCTTCACCCCCGCGATGAAGTCCGCACCCAAGCCCGCCTCGAAGCCTGCTGCCGCTCCGATCAACAACAAGCGTCCCTGGGGCTGAAGTGTGTTGCATTACCACGGTACCCCAATAACTCCCAAGCACGCACTTGAAAGCATGGCAGGGCAGCATTTTTGTGTGTCGTACTTTCGGCCTGACAGTCTCAAGACATGTTTGAAAATCGGACAGTCACTGATGCTTGATAACGGCGCGTTCAGTTGTTTCACACGCAATGTGCCGTTTGACTTGCATGGATTCTATGAGTGGCTAGAGCCAATCTTGGCTCACCCGCATTGGGGCGTGGTTCCAGATGTAATTGGCGGGGATGTTGAAACGCAAAGACAGATGGTCAAAACATGGCCGTTTGGAAAGGCATACGGCATCCCCGTCTGGCATCTGGGCTTGTCAATAGACTACCTGTTTGAGTTGTGCGATGAGTGGGGTCGGGTCTGTTTGGGTTCATCAGGAGAGTTTTGGCAGGTTGGGGCACCGAAATGGTCAGCAAAGATGGATCAGACATTCAATGCCTTGGCACGCCGATACAACAGACTGCCTTGGACTCATGGATTGAGAATGCTCGGACAAGGCAAAAGCGAATGGCCGCTGTCCAGTGCTGATTCAACAAACGTCGCTCTACATCACGCAGAAAAGAAGCAATGCGCCGGGTGTACTGCCAAACACATCAATTCACAAAACCCACCGACAAAGTGGTCAAAAAAACCAGAACAGGACTCACTATGCTTTATGTAGCAATCGCCGTTTATGCAATAGCAATGACGGTCGCAAACCTACTTGTTGCCAAGTTTGGCCCAGGCTTTTCTCCAATCAATGCTTTCGTGCTGATTGGTCTCGACCTTGCGTTGAGAGATTGGCTACACGTTAGGCTTAAAACATGTCAGATGGGGGCATTGATCGCATCCGCTGGAGCATTGACTTATGTGCTGAACCCGAGTGCAGGAATGATCGCCATTGCTTCTGCGTCTGCATTCACTGCCGCCGCGATTGTTGACTGGTCCGTATTTGCTCGGCTCAAAGGAAACTGGCTGCGCCGTGCCAACGCAAGCAATGTGGCTGGTGCTGCTGTTGATTCTTTAGTCTTTCCGACCATCGCCTTTGGCGCACTGATGCCGCACATCGTAGCCATGCAGTTCATTGCAAAAGTAGCAGGCGGCGCAGTGTGGGCCTATGTCATCAACAAAGGAGAACATTGTGGCCGCCATCCCTGATTCTCCGCACACAACTGCGTCGCAGATCGTCAAGTGGTATTCGGCAAAGCCGCAGGAGCACAGGCCGCACCTGGGGGCCAGCATCATCGGCCACAAGTGCGACCGCTACATCTGGTTGGTTTGGAGGTGGGCGCTCAAGCCCAATTTCCCAGGCCGACTGCTGCGGATGTTCGACACCGGGTCGCGGGAGGAGGCCCGGCTGGTGGCTGAGATCCGGGCGATTGGAGCGACCGTCTGGGAGACAGATCCTCAGACGGACAGTCAGTGGCGTGTGACCGCGTTCAAGGGGCACTTCTCAGGCTCACTCGACGGCGTTGCCAAGGGTCTGCCCGAGGCCCCGAAAACGCCTGCGGTTTTGGAGTTCAAGACGCACAACAACAAGTCATTCAATGACCTTGTCAAGAAGCGCGTCCGCGACAGCAAGCCGCAGCACTTCGCCCAGATGCAGTGCTACATGGGCCTGATGGACCTGGACCGTGCGCTCTACATTGCAGTCAACAAAGACACTGACGACCTGTATACCGAGTGGGTCCACTTTGACGCAGATGAGTTTGCAAGGCTCATGGCTCGCGCTGAGTCTCTGATTGAGGCAACGACACCACCGTGGCGAATCAGCAACAACAAAGAGTTCTTCGAGTGCATGTTCTGCTCGTTCTGGAACCACTGCCACGGCGGTCAGGCAGCGGAACCCAACTGTCGCACCTGTTGCCACTCATCACCCGTCGATGATGGGCAGTGGCGGTGCGCGGTCAAGAGTGTCCTTCTGTCTGAGCAAGAGCAGCGCCGCGGGTGTGATGAGCATCTGATGATCCCTGGCCTTGTGCCCTACGCAGACCCGCAGGACGGTGGCGAGAACTGGGTCGCCTACAGGCACAAAGAAACTGGGGCGATGTTCGTCAATGGCCCTGAGTCAATCCGCGAGTATGGGCCGCACTTCACATCACGCGAGTTGCATGACACAAACGGATCACTGATCACAGAGATCATCGAGACGAAGAATCAGTTTCCGATCAGCAAGGTCAGCAGGGGTGAGACGTTCAACCAGACGGGCGACATCCTGGACCGGATCAGCACGCACCCGGACGACATTCCGGTGCGTCAGGAGGACTCAGCGAGCAAGCAAAAACGGCAGAAGGCGGAGGCCACTGCGAAGGCAATCATGAGGATGAAGAAATGACAGAGTGGACAGTGCTGCTGGGCGTCTATGTGTTGGGCTTCGTTTTCGGGGCCTGTGTCACTGCATTGATGAGGGCGAATGATGAACGCTGAAACAGACATGGAAAAATACATCCACCGGCTCAAGTATCACGACTGGTTCTATGAGTGGTCAGACGACCACCGCGTCTGGCGTGCCGGGAATGACTCCTACAGTTTGCTGAAGGAGTGGCAGAAGAAACTGGACCCGGACTTCAAGGTCTGGAACGAATACGCGCCTGAAGATTGCCATGTCAAACGACCCGCTGAAAACAATGATTTACAAACGCTGTGAAAGTGTCTGCCGCAAGTGCAAGCAGTGCCTGCAATTCGAGAAGATTCTTGAGCAGATTGATCTGGAGCAGCGCAGCCTGCTGGAGCGCCAGCGCGAGGCTGACAGAGAAAAGAGGGGGAAAGAAGGATGACTTTCGAGGAACTGGAAAAGAGGGTGATTTACTGGGCACAAGAGCGCCGGATCATCCCCAACGGGACGCCGACATCGCAACTGTTGAAGGCAGTCAGTGAGATCGGAGAACTCTGCGACGCCGAGGGCAAGAAGGACCGCAAGGCGTCAGAAGATGCTGTGGGTGATGTGCTGGTCTGCTTGATCAACTACTGTGCGCTGCGAAACATGGACATGACGAAGTGTCTGGCCGCGGCGTATGACCAGATCAAGGACCGCAAGGGCTGGCTCATGGCCGACGGTACGTTTGTGAAGGAGCCTGGGCAGTGACGACCTTGAAGGCAGCAGCACAGCAGGCCCTGGCTGCGATTGAAAACGGCGAGTCGCTCGATCACATAGACAACGTCATCGCGCCTGTCCTGCGAGCGGCACTTGCAGAGAACGAACGAAAGACGGCGAAGTCAGGCGCTGAATTTGGACAGCACGACATCCGCGGGCGCATCCTGATGCGTCTGCGAAAGGGTCCGTTGTCCACTGATGATCTGGCGAAAGATCTCCGGGCAGCGCGATCCACTGTCGCCAACGCGCTGGCAGAACTGCATCGCAAGAAACGCATCGTCATTATTAGCTGGGCAAAGACAGGATCGATTCCGGCCAGGGTCTGGGGCCTGGGGGATCGTGATGCTGACCGACCGCCGCTGATTACGCGAGAGGCGAAGAACGAACGCAAACGCGAACTGAGAAAGATCCAGAAGGCGCAGCGCGAGAGCATGAAAGAGTTGCCGCCCACACTGACACCCCGCCGCGATCCTGCGGCCTCATGGTTCTGAACATGGACAACATCAATCCGCAGCACTACAGAAACGGCGACATTGAATGCATTGACGCGCTCAAAGCCGCGACAGTTTTTAAGCACGGCATCGAGGCAGTCTGCGTTGCGAACGTGATTAAGTACCTCTGGAGGTACGAATCGAAGGGAGGGGTTGAGGACGCAAAAAAAGCACGCTGGTACTTGGATCGACTTATCAAGGAACTTGAGAAATGAAGTACGTTGTCGGCATCGACCCAGGCGCGAGGGGCGCTGTTGCAATCCTCGACTATGAGGGCAACTTGATCGAGGTCTGGGACGTCCCGACTGTCGAAATCAAGACAGGCAAGACGGTCAAGAAACGGATCAGCCCTGAGATGTTCGCGGCAGAACTCAGGAACTGGCAGGACGCCGCCGCCTGCTACACAGAGAAGGTCGGCGCGATGCCTGGGCAGGGCACCTCAAGCATGTTCCAGTTTGGCGAGAGCCTGGGGATCATCCGCGGCATCATGGCCGGGATGGCGATCCCGACGACATTGGTGACGCCCCAGGTCTGGAAACGGGACATGAAGCTGCCAGTCGGCAAGGAATGGTCCAGGCAGAGAGCCGCCCAGATGTGGCCGAAACACGCCAGAGAGTTTGCCCGCGTCAAGGATGACGGACGCGCCGAGGCGGCCCTGCTTGGGATGTGGGGCCTGACCTATGCAGAACGTGCCGCAAAAAACCGTTGACACAGGCATATGATGGTGTGAGAATCGCATCACACCAACACAGGAACCCACGACATGGCTCTGAAACTGCGCGGCACAACGTACTGGCTTGACTGCATGATTAACGGCACTCGCATCCGCGAGTCGCTCAAGACCAGCGACAAGAAGCAGGCTCAGGAACTTCACGACATCCGCCGCGCCGAACTCTGGCGTGCGCGGGTGCTCAAGGAGCGCCCCAAGAAAACATGGAACGATGCCACCGCCCGCTGGCTTAATGAGCGCGGCCACAAGCGCAGCATTCAGGACGACCGGGACAAGATCCGCACCCTTGAGCCGCGTCTGGCGGGCATGATGCTTGCCGACATCGACCGCGACACCATCGAGTCGGCACTTCCTGCCGACATCAAGCCCGCGACCCGCAACCGTTACCGGGCACTGATCCGGGCCATCCTGCGAGCCGCAGAGCGTGAGTGGGACTGGCTTGACCGTGCGCCTGCTGTCAGGACTGAGAAGGAGGCCGCCCGCCGCGTCGCGTTCCTGACACGCGAGCAGGCTGAGACTTTGCTGGCACAGTTACCGGAAAAGTACAGATCGCCAGTCCGTTTCGCTCTTCTCACCGGGTTGCGAAAGTCGAACGTATTCGGCCTGAACTGGGACAACGTGAATCTGGAGGCAGGGATGGTCATCGTCCACGCGGACGAAGCCAAGGCAGGCGAGCGCATTCTGGTGCCGCTGAACTCCCAGGCCAAGGCCCTGCTCCAGAGCCTGCCAGAGCCTCATCAGGGCTTCGTTTTCGGTGACATGGAGCGCATCAGCCCGTCAGTTTGGGAGCGCGCCTGCAAGGCCGCAGGAGTGCCCTGGCTGCGTTTCCATGACCTGCGGCACACCTGGGCATCTTGGCACGCAATGGCAGGCACCCCGATGAACGTGCTTCAGGAGTTGGGCGGCTGGGCGACACCGCAGATGCTGCGGAAATACGCCCACCTGTCGCCCGAGCATTTGGCTCAGGCTGCGGAGCGCGTCGGACTGATCAGCGGCACATCATTTTGACTCGACGTTTTTCATCTTCTCAATTGTCCGCAGTCCGCCGATCCCGAGCAGGCCGGTCACGACGACCCACAACAGATCAATGTTCAGCGACGGCGGCTCGGGCCAGCCCTTGACCACTGCAACCCAGCCAAGCAGCGGCTGAATGATGGTTGCATACACGAACCCTGCTGCACCGCACCACCCGAACGCTGGCCGCCACCCGGCAACAAAAACGCTGGGGTGCGCCGCCTCGCGGGCGTTGATCTCCAGTTGCGCGATGACCTGTTTCAGTTCGCCTTCGGCGGCCATCCTGACCAGTTCCATCTCAGCCTGGGCCTTCTGTGCAGGGTCAGGAACAAAACGATCCAGGAGCGTTTTTCCGACCTCCAGCAGCGGTGCCAGGATGAGAGGGTTCATGCTTGCTCCATCAGGTCAGCGATCCGACGCGCCCAGCCGCGGCTGAACGAATGCCAATTCTTGAGTTCAGTCATGAACCGCAGCCGCTGGGCAAGGATCTTGGTCGTCAGGCCGCGCTCGTTGGCGAAGGCATGAGCGATAGTGATCGGGCCGAGGATGCCGTCAGCGGTGACGTTCAGCGCCCGCTGAAGCCACAGGGTCGCCTGCCTGGGGCCGCTGTTCACTGCCGCGTCCAGCATGATGTACCTGATGCTGGCAGGCAGTTCATCAGCGCGAACCGCGTTCCAGTACCGTTCCCGATAGATGCGTTTCGCCAGATCCAGCGGCAGTTCCTGCATGTTGCCTCTGTATCCGACCTCCCTGGCGACGGCCTCGGTGATGCCGTACATAGTCCTGCCGCCTCTGTCATCTGGATGATCTGAGAAGTCTCCTTCGTGTTTCAGGAGTTTCTCAATACATTGATCGAATGTCATCGCTTAAAGAACTGAAACAGCGTGAACAGCAGGACAGCCAGACCCCAGACGCCGACGCCTCGGTTGATCCAAGAATGAACGATGCGGTCAAGTTTCGTGTGCGCCGTTTGCATAACAGCAACCTCGGTCTCGACCTTGCCGATGCGTTCTCCTTGAGTAGACTGACGCTCCTCGATCAAAACCAACCTCATCACGGCATCGGTCAGTTTGTCAACTTTACTTTCCAGTCGTTTGAAATCTTCGTCTGTCGTCATGATCAACTCAGGCGGTGCGTTTCCACATATAGACGGTAATGTACGGTTGCACGTTTGCGTTGGTGCCAGATGAACCGGCTGATGCAACAGTCACGGTGTGCGTGTGATCCGCAGACACTCCTGATGTTGTACCAGAATAGGTGTGGGAGTGGGCAGCTACTGTACCCGTAAGTGCTAAACCGTCATATCTAAGACCACTTGGTCCAGCGGCCCCCGAACCATTACCGCTTCTTCCCCAATATGCAAACTCGACACCTTGTGAACTGTCGTGGTTGTGCGATCCGTCGGTTCCGGTAGTCCCGCTGAACGTGTGCGTATGCCCTGCGCTTTGGTTTCCAACAGTCGTCGTGTGCGTGTGGGTGACGTTGATCGAGTCATAGCTACCGCCTGTCTTTTCCGCCGCGTTAAACAACGCATTGCCTGCATCAAATCCAACAGGAACACGACCAGCGCCGAAAGCGACCCAAGTTCCAAACCCAAGCAAAGTCGCCGGGTTGTCTGAGTTCGTTGCGTTGATGTAAATCGAACCGACTGGGTGCAGTGCTTGAATTGCTGCATTGACGGCAGTGCTGACAAATGCAGTCGTCGCAACCGTCGTGTTGTTTGTTCCAGAAGTTTGCGTTGCCGTGGTCATTCCGGCTGGGACTTCAAGGATTCCGTCCGATCTAAGGCGCATGCGCTCGACATTGCCGATTGACCAAGTTTGAGCGTTTGTGCTCAAGACGGAATATGTCGAGTTGTAATCTGTAATGCCAGCAGTTTGCGTAATCCGCAGCCTGTTTTCGTTTCCAGTGCTTGTCTCAAAAACTTGCAACCGAACACCAGACGCGCCCCGGACGTCTAGCTTTGAATCTGGCGAACTTGTCCCGATCCCAAGCGTGCCGTTAACGGTCGCGTTGCCCTGCGCGGATAAAGCCTTTGCAGCCGGAATTGTCAGGCCGTTTGAGTTCCAGATGCTGACATCAACACCTTGCAGTGAGACGCGCATGTCGCCGGAACCGCTGCGATAAATGCCGGTCGCAGTTTCGTTCGTCCAGGAGAACCCTGGAGCACCGACACTTCCATCAGCAAACCGCAGAGGGGCGGTCATCCCGCCTTCGCCATTTCGAGCCAGACTGTCAGTGATGGCAGACGCGAGATCCGACATCGTTGTATTCGCCCAAGATGCCTCGATGAGCGCGCCGCTCGTGACGGGGTTGCCTGCTGGCAGCGTATAGGTGCCTGATCCGTTGCGGGGCATGTCTTACTCCTTACTGTGCGCCCGCGACCGGGGCAGTCAAATAGATACCTCGACGCAGAGCCTCAATGATCGGATCTGCGCGTCCTGCGTAGTACGCAGCCTCTCCCATCAGCCTGGGGGATGAGGCAGCAGCCGTTACTGCTGCCGCTGGAAGTCCAGCGACGCCTGCTGCACCCATTGACGCAAGAGGACTGGTTGCCCCTTGAATCCCTCGCGGTAGCCAGTTGTTCAGCGCCTGACCGGCCAGGGCGGGAATGATCTCAGTCCCGCCTTGCTGCTCAAGTTGCTGCGCCAGTGACATGCGCGTGCCGTAATTGGTATTGACGTTGTTTCGCATGATCGACTGCAACTTACGCATTGCAGTGTCCACGGACGCCTTCGGATTCAGCGACAGAGTGCGGTTGATTTCGCTGATGAGTTCAGATGCTTCTGTGTAGTCCTTCATCGCTTTCGCATACGAAGGAGCCTGATTTTCGATCTGCCGCTTGACGCTGTTGTATACCTCTCCAACAGCCTGCCGTGCAGAACTTTTCTCAAACGGAAGTCTTTCAAGAACAGATCCGATGCGTTGCTTCAAGGCATCAAGACCTTCAGGCGTATGAAACTCGACAGGATCAAGTTGCTTCCATGCCTGAATCTCTTGACCAACCTCCTGCAAGGCATCAAGAACCTGCGGGTTTCTTGCCAGACCCTTGAAGGTAAATTTGTTGATCGAGTTCTGCAACGAACTCTCAATCGGCGTCATGTCAAGAACTGTCTTGTCATTCGTGACAGATGCCATGTTCTGACGATAATCAGCAGCCCTGTTCTGCTTCATCACATCCAAGTTTGAACGTGCATCATCAAGAACCTGACGCATGTCTACTTGACCGCGCATGTTTTGCCTAAACAGATCAGCCCGCTGCCCGCCCTGTCTGCCAGCCTCGTATGCTGTTCGCAGAGGCTCATCTCCAGCGCCGGTCAGGGTGCCGACCGTTCGTCGCACTCCAGATGTTCCTGCCCGCGCCGCGGTCATTGCCAATGGCAACGCCCCGCCGATCATCGCGCCTGTCGTTGTTTCTTCTGGATTGACAAGACCAGCCGCCGCACCACCAGTCAAGGCTCCTGCACCAAGTCTCGTGCCGTAATCAACGCCACGCTGCGCGACAGTTGCAGGCAGCCCAGGAGCGCTACCAGAACTCATTCCAGCAGTCCGCAGGGCCTCGACAAGCATCTGCGGCGCACCAGTCGCCTGAGCCGCTTTTGCAAACGTGCCGCCGACTCCTGCTGTACCTGCGATCTCAGTGCCGATTTTGCCCGTCTGATAAGCCAGCGATTCAGGGTCAGCACCAAGCAGTTCACGCATCCCTGCGTCAAGCATCTCGCGTCGATCAGTGCGCCCGATCCATTCATTTTGAATACCTGCCGCACGCGCAGCAGCATCAATTGGATAAAGAATGGTCGCGCCAATAGAGCCTGCGCCTCGGATCGCACCTCCAGCAATGTTCTTCAGTTGCTGGCCGACAGAAAAGCCTTGGTCTTTCTTTGGAGTGGGAGTTGGAGTAGATACTCCGAGCCGACTTTTGACAGCGGCTTGCACAACGCTGGAAGGCGTTCCTTCAGGGAACTCCAGCACAGTACCGTCAGGCAACTCTGCTTCGATCATGGTATTTCATTCCCTTGGGAGTCAAAGCGAATGCGCTTCTTCGGTTGCGTTGCAGCGCCAGGAGCAGGCCCTGCACGTTCTTCATTAAACGCACGGTACTTTTCTTGCAATTTACGAATTTCTGACAAAGCGGCAAGACGCTGGCTGACCGGTTTTGTTCTATCTCCAACCATGCCAGACATCATTTGATAATTCTGAACGTCAAAGTTAGATTGCGGGCCTTCCATCCGAGGCACATTCGCAGTCAACCAACCAGAAATAGATTCCAGTTGTGCTGCGGTGTCAGCACTTTCGCTGCTGACGCCGATCAGATTTCCAGCAGCATCTCTTAACGCGCCGACTTTGCTTTGAGTCGGGTTTTGCTTTAACAGTTGCTCTGCTTGAGAAAGAATGTCAAGCATTTGAGCACTACGTCCAACAGCAGTTCTTGCATCAGCAGCAGATTGAGCGCCTGTTGTGCCTGCGGTCTTAGCACCAGAAATTTGCCCTTGCAATGTTGGGTCTGAAGCTGATCCAATAATTGGTTTGCCATCAACACCACTAATCAATTCCATCCTTCCGGTGCGCGTGTTGAATGCCATGATGCCCTGAGCAGTCTGCATTGGCTGGAAGTAAGGCTGCGCTCCACCGCCGTTCTGCATACGGTTCTGCGCCAAAAGTTGACGCAGTTGGTAATCGCGCTCAACTTCTCTTATCCTCTGAGCCTCACGCTCTTTCCGCTCCTGCTCTCGCCGAGCATTCTCAGCACGCCGCTCCTGCTCGCGCTCTTCCGCAGTGATCGCGCCCCGCTCAGACTGAATGAGCCTATCCAGCCTCGACAGCCCGCGCTCCTGAGCCGCAAACGGATCTCTGATGAACTTGCCGTCAGGAGTCAACATCCCGCCGCCAATCTTCATCGGCTCCTGCGCGGCCATTGCACGCTTCAGGAACTGCGCCTGCACAGGCTGGAACTGCTCCCCGGCGTACTGGGCCGCCAGCGCGTTCAGCATCGACGCTTCGCCTGCCTGTCCCTGCATCCGAGCAAACTCTTGCAACTGGCTGACGTCAGGCTGTGCGCCTTCCATCTCTGCTGCCTGCTGCTGCAACTTCAACAGACGCGCCCTGCGGGCCATCGGCAGCATCGTCTGAGGTTGCGACGGCACAACGTCCGTCAGCATGTCCTGAGCAGATGCCGGATCGTATGTGCCGTAGTCCATCACTCGTACCCCTCTGCCCCGAATTGCATCATCGGATTGATCGGCATCGTCGGTGTCATCAGCGACATATTCCCTGCCTGACCCATCATCCTTTGATCACGCAACCGCTTGAGTTCTCTGCGCTGACGTTCATTCATGTCGAGCATGGCAGCGTCTTGAGCCTTCTGCCCACGCGCTGCCATGTAACCGCCGCCCAGGTTGGCAAGGTGCTGAGTAATCGACGGCGCAACGTAGTGCTTGCCGATCATCTGCCCTTCTGGCGCAGTCATCGACTGCTTCCGCAGCGCGTCGATCATCGCCTGCTTGCGCTTCATCTCCTGCTGCTCTGGCTGCATCGCGCCCATCTGCAACAGGTACTCAAACATCATGTCGTTGCTGCCGTCCATCACAAACCTCCGTAGTTCACCATCAGGTAGCCGCTGGCATGACGCTTCACAAGGTCAGGCCGAACCTTTCGAACCTCTTGTGCAATCACACCGCGTTGCTCAACTCCCATCATTTCAAAGTCGTAAATGCCGACCCCGATTGAGTGCGTACCAACGCGACGGATGTTTGACTTCAGGCGGCGGTCAGAGAACATGAACGCCATCTGCCCCAACTGCCCCAGGCCGCCGAGCATGTTCGCTGTCCCGGCGTTCTGAGCGTTTGCAGCGCCCAGCGCGGCGTCGTATCCCATCTGAGTCGCACCGAGAATGTTGGGCGTCTCAGAACGCTGCGCCGCCTGAAACCCAGGCATCTGTGGCATCGAAACCTGCTGTCCTGACAGCAGAGCATTCATCTCGTTCAGGCTCATGCCGCGGCGCTGCATCTGCTCCGCAATCATCTGCTGCCGCACGGCGTTCTGATCCATCGCGGCGGCGCGGTTCATGTTGTACATATTCTGCATCGCCTGATTGCCAAAGTTGCCAGCAGCAACATCCTGTTGGAACGCTTGAGCAGCCGCCTGATTGCCAAACTGACCAGCACCTACATCTTCTTGGAACGCCTGCTGACGCGCACCCATCCCCATCTGGAACAACCGCTGCGCCTCAGCACCCGCGGTATCCAGCGCGTTGAACCGCTCCGCCGCCTGCCGCTGCCCCAGGTCGGCCAGCGCCCGCGTGTACGCCTCAGACCCGACCTGCAATCCTTGATTCGCCAACCGAGTTTCAAGTTGCGACTGCTGCCGCTCATGCACAGGCACCATCCGCTCCATCAGCGAACGTGCCACCGTGTCGCGGTAGTTGGAATCGAACTGCGGCAGCGCAGGGTTGTCGCCCATGTTTAGCCCGCGCTGCAATCCCTGCGTTGCGACCGAGGTGGTCATGTTCTGCGGGGAAGATGCAAACGAAAACGCAGGCATGTTGCTGTAGTCGAACGGACGACCGTACTCGCTGCGGACGCGATCCATGAAACTGCCAGCAAGACCGCTGCGCTGGTTCTGAATGCCAATCTGTGCATCAAGAGCCTGCTGCAACTGAGGAGTCAGCGCAGTGTTTTGATTCCACCGAGTAACCTCCTGCCCGGTTGCAGGGTCAACATCCTTCGATGTCGTCCAGGTCGTTGACCCCCAGGGAGTCGTCTGATTCGGACGATTCGCAAAGTTCTGCATGTTGGTGACTTCTCTGGACGCCCGCGCCTGTTCTTGCGCCGCCGCCATGTAGTCAGGCGGCGGGGGTGAACCCTTGCCGCCACCACCGCACACATAACCGCCAGTGACCTTGCGCTGGGTCGCGCACTCACCAAACGGCTCGCCGCGTGCGTACAGTTCTCTACGCGACCATTCTTGCTTCATTCTTGCGCTCCTTGATCCAGCGGCATTCATCACGATCCATCTTCATCACAACGATGTCGCCGCCGTCATCGTGACACCCTGGCAACCGCAGCACCTCCTTAAACCCGAGGTGCTTGTCATAACGCAGCGCCTTTTCGTTTGTGCTGTTCACAATCCCCAGCACACTGCTCAGACCCAACTGATTGAACGGATAGTCGAAACACGCAAACAGCATCGGCCTGGGCGACCAGTGCGTGTCGAAACTGACCATGTGCATCTGGCAGACCTTGCCAACGAACCCTGTGTAGCCGACCAACCACTCAATCTTTCCGGTCACATCACTGACCCAAAAAATCGCCTTCATATCGGCGCAGGGCTGCACGCCAATCTCGCGCAGCAGAATGTCTGCCGCCAGCTTCTTGTCCTCAAGACTGCGTGCGACGACCATCATCACATGACCCCGCCCGGCTCATACATGATGTGACACGATGTCAGCAGGGTGCCTGGATACCCGCGCACCTTCATGCTCAACGACCCGTAGTAGCCCAGACCGTTGACGCCGACCCAGGCTTGATAAGTGTTTGCACTACCTGCCCAATACGCTTGATTCCAGTTTGATGAGTTCCATGTCGCGCCAGCCGCCGGGGTAAACGCGGGGGAGCCAGCGGCGACATTGGTTGCATATTGGGTGTTCATCTGCAACAAGACGCTGGGCGGGTTGTTTGCAATGAAAATCGGTCGAGCCAACTGAAATTTCTTTTGATTGGCCGGAGATCCATAGGGATTGAACGCCGCCTGCGCCTGGGCCTCAATTGTGTCGCCGCCGGTTCCGTTTGTCGCCGCGCCATCTGTCGTGCCGTAATACCCGCGGGCGATCCGCCCAGTCGCCAGACCGAAATACAATTCGCCGTCAAGAACTGTCGCGCTCTCCATCGGCATCGCGCTGACCGTACACCAAGTGCCCGTGACCGTGTTCATCGCAAACTGGTTGCGCTGACCTAGTGAGTCAACAGGCATTTTGATGATTAACAGTTGCTCTTTGGGCAGCAGGAACACATCCCACGACTCAGTGTTCAGATACTGCTGCACCAGATTCGGCAGCGTCGGACTGATCTTGCTCGCAGGAAAATTGTTGCTGTTTCCGTCAGTCCATTGGCCGTTGATCAGTTTGCTCAGTGGCACCAAGCCCTGAACGCTCAGAATCATGACGTCGCCGCCGAACGGGGTGAAGTACGTCCCGAACCGCGGCACCTGACCGATGTACCAGACGCCGGTCAATTGAAAGGTATCGGCAGACGTCGGGTCGTACCCCTTCCAGATCGAGACATCGCCCTGAGTGCCAATCACAACTAGGTGATCGTCAATGCTTGTCCCTGCGTCAACGGTCCAGTTGAGCATCGCGGAGACATACCCGCCGTTTGCCAGCGTTGATCCCATCGGGAACGGATCTGCGTGCCCCTGAATCGCATCAACGCTTCGCATGTAGTAGACCGTCGAACTGTTCTCGACTGTGAACCAAACACGCTGCTTCCATGCCATAACAGTCCGCACGCCAATCGGCAGGCCGACAGTCAATGATGTTCGATTGACCCAGCCGTTGACGTTGTCGTAGGTCCAATACCCGGCGTTTGGCGAAACGGCCAGCAGAAACACTCCTGCTGATGTGATGAAGTGGCAAGTCCACCACTGATTCGATGTGCTGCCAGTTCCTGATACAGCAACGGTTGCTGTTCCGCCCGTGACATCGTAGATATTGCCATTGGCCGCGGCGAAAAGTTTGTTGTTCGCGGTAGAGGCTGCGTTGTATCCGAAAATCGACTCGTAACTGATCCCTGCTGCTTCGCTGGTCGTATACTGCCAACCCTTGCGGATCTCGACGCCCTGCTGACGCGGGATAAAGTTATCCAGCACCACTGCGTCGGTCGGTGCCATGTTGCTGATCGGATCGCGCAGGTTTAGCCCGCCAGTCGGCGGCGGGTTGTTTTGCATCTTCACAACCTGCGAAACCGCAACCTTGCGCGGTGTCTTGAAGGGCGCGATCCGAGTGAACGGCATCAGATGCCTCCAGTCCAAGACTGACCAGATTTGATCATTCTGATGGTTGCATCTGACACACCAAATTCACGACCTAACGCCGCTTGACTGCTTCCTTCAAGAAGCAAGGCTTTAATGCACGCGACTTCCAGTGCAGTCAATTTCGCGGACGGATTTCTCTCACCGTGATTGTTGTATCGACCTTTACGGGCACGATCACTCATATTGTCGGCATGAGTGCCTAAAAACAAGTGATCAAGGTTGATGCATGCAGGGGTGTCACAATGATGGCAGACGCACAAGCCAGACGGAATCTCGCCATAGTGCTTTTTCCACACTTCTCTATGAACGCGAGGGTAACGTCCGTCTTTCCCAATACGACCGTATCCGCATTCGTCTTTTGTGCCAATAAAAATGTGACAACCGTTTTCTGCGACTACAGTAAAAGCAGACACTCGATCCCAATATGGAGCGCGCTTAGAAATCACGATACTCCTCCATAATTAGTGTCAGGCGTGTTAATCAACGGCTGGATGTACGGGAACCTAAAGTCCTGCACCATCGACAGCACGCTTGCGCCCTTCTCAGCCTGCTTGCGATTCTCAAACTGAACCTGGAAGTCACGCATCGCAGCACTGCTGTCCAGACCTTTCATCTCAAGCCACTTGACGCGAGAGAAATTGGTCAGCATCGCAGCATCAAGCAGGGCGATGTCGCCGTTCTTGGTCATGCGATTTTTGTAAAGCGTCACATCATCCTGATCGCGCACCCAAGCAGCGGACAGGTAAAAGAACGACATCGTCTGCGCTGATGTCGGAGGTGCCAAGACATACAGGCGACCATCGCGGACCTGCCAGTAGAACGACAGCGTCGGCAGCGTCGTCCTGATCAGCAACTGCTGCCACATCTGCGGCGAGACAGGCCCAAGAGACGGCAACTGGTTCGTTGCGTTCCAGTTGGTTTGATCAACCCAGTCATAAAAATCGTCAGGCAGAGCAAACGACTTTTCAGTCTGTCCAGCAGTGTCCGCGACAATGCTGATGGTGTACGACTTGATCAGTTCCTGCCACTCGTACATCGAGAGCAACTCGATGCCAGCCATGTTGACTGCTTGAACCATCTGAATGACCGCCGGGTCACTTGACCCGGCAGCATCAGCGGGCGGGGGATAGCCGACCATCGCGGCCACATTCCCAACAATGGCCGACAACGAACTTTCATTAATGATCTGGTACGGCATCCCGCTCCCCTAATCAGACCTCAGCCTGAGCAGCCTTCCGAGGTTTTGCCTGAGCCTGCAACGCCTCGACCATTGACTTCAGGTTCTCAATCTCGGCATCGCGCTTCTGAAGTTCAGTGTTCATGTGCTCAATCGGCGCGTTGCCTTTTGTCGCTTCAATGAACGCCTTCGCACGCTGCTTGTCACCTTGAAACGACATGAACTTTTGACCCATCTGGTCATTCGCCTCAGCCAGTTGCTCGATGGTGACGACCTTGAAAAACTTGTACTCCTCAACCTTTGCAGGCGACATCCCAGGCAGCGCACTCAGCGGAGTTCCGCTTACAGCTTCGGCTTGTCCTGCTTTCCATTTTTCATACCGAGACTTGAAGCGAAAAACATTGATTTCGTGCATCGGCTCAACGCAGACGGTCGTTTTGTCGCCCGGAACATGGATGCGAACAAAATCACGCTCTTCGTAAATCGCACGGCCCGCCTCCCTGCTCTTGCCTGGGTGCAGTACAGGCTCCCTCATAAACTCAACAAACAACTTGTCATCCAACGCAAATCGACTCTCATCAGGGCGAG